AAGCAGTACGTCGGCGTGCGATTCGCTCGGCGGCTGACCGAATGTTTCGGATTTCCCGTTGGAGGTCATTTGCATAGTCCTTCGCCGGTTTCGGCTCGGGCTTGGGTTCGGGCTTCTCTTCGGTGATCTTCTGCGCAGCAGACGACGGCTGTCCGGGTGACGGCGGCGCGGCAGGAATTGCTGCCGCAGCCGAAAGCGGGACAACCTGCTGCTGCACTCTCGGCTCCGATCCATGCGGTACGGAATCGTAGCCTTCGAGATTTCGGGCCTCGTTCGGAGCCATGACGCCGCCCTGCACACCGCGCACCAGCGCGTCGATGCGATCCTTGAAGGCGGTGCGCAGCAATGCTGCGGTATCGAACTCCACGTACTCGTCGGGCTGACCGCGCAACTCGAACAGCAGGCCGAATGATTCCTCGATGTGGTTCAGCGCAAAGCCGAGACCGGTGGCGATCCACGATTGCATCATCATCTCGGTGGACGATGCCGGTCCGCCGAGCCCAAGGATCTGCAACGGAACGCGGAAGGCGAGCGCGATCTTCTGATCGGTCAGCTTCATCACTTCCGCCAGCTCGGAGTCCTTCGGGCTCTGCCCCCACGGCTGCACCTTCAGCCCGGCGGTCAGGATCGGAACGCCACCGGAGCACAGCCCCTTGGCCTGCTCGTTCCAGCGATCCCGCAGCGCCGCCGTCTGCTCGGGCGAGAGCACCAGATCGGTGGACAGCACGGCGCTCGGCCGCGCTTGGTTCATGTAGAACTGGATCTGCTGATCGAGGATCGCCGACGATGCCGCCAGATCGGCCAGCGCCGCAGTCAATGGCGACTCGCCCAACAACGGGCGCGGATGCCGTTTGCCGCTGTGCAGCCGGATGTGCAGCACGTCGCGCATCGGCACCAGCGTCTCTTCGTAACCGAGCTGATAGCCGAGCCGGTAATCGATCACGTCATTGCCGCCCAAGCGATAGAACACATCGCCGGTCTGGCGCGCGACCATCGGAGTGGACTGGCGCGGGTCCATCAGGTGCAATTCGACGATCTCGTAGCGATCATTGCGCACCGCCAGCGCATAGGCATTGCCGTCGAGATAGAGCGAGCGGGTGGCATTGAGCATGAAGTCGCTCATGCTCTGGTAGTAGTTCGGCTTGCGCAGCACGCGCGAGAGCGACGAGTTGATGATCCGGTCGCGTCCGCCCTTGGTGTTCGCGCGCCAGTGATCCCCCGGGCACATTGCAACGGTCTGTGCGTAGGCCGAGACGCACGCCTCGACCATGGCCGACTGACTCGATCGGCTTTCGACATCGTATCCGTTCTGCCACCAATTCCAGTACTGACCGGCCTCGGCGCTGAGCCAGCCGCCCGTGACCGGAAGATGGTACGGACCGGGGCGATATTCGCCTTCGGCGGCGCGCTGAACCAACGCGCCGCCGAGACGAGATATGAGCCTACGAACTCTGCTCATTCCTTCGGCTTTGAAGCTGGTGCGACGCTGCGGGTGGCGTAGCCAGCCTGCGCTGGCTTGGCCTCGACTGTCCGCCGGACCATCTGCATCTGCATCTCCGGTCCGGAACCGTCGTCGGCCTTCGGATCAACGACCACGCCGAGCTTGGCGAGATCGTTCTCTTCCTGCGTCGGCGTCGGCGTGCTCCCCTCTGCCGGGTTGCCCTCCTTCACCGCCGCTGTGCGGGCTGCCTTGTTTTCCGCGATGACTTTCCTCGCCGCGGTCTCTGCTTGATCGGCCATGATGATCTCCTTTCCGATCGTTCGAAGTTCAGATCAGATTTGGCACACGGAGCTGTACGCAAAGCGAACAAACGCGAACAAAATGTTCCGTTTGCCAAACCGTTTGCCAAATCACCACGTGACCGCGGTGAGCCAAGAGACGGTGCCGGTGCGCCTGAGAGCCCAATTCAGAGGAAGGATGAGCCTCAGAGCGAGCGAATCCGTCTGCCACAACGAACGCGTCGGATCGGCAGCGGTGGTGCCCGCGACGATCGGCAGCGGAGTCGTATCCTCCATATGAAGCGTCGCCTGATCGCTGATCTCGAAGCGAGGGGCTTCGCCTCCGACCACCACGAAGTCCGCAGCGTCGATGCAGATCACGGTGGAGACCGGCACGGTGCCGGACGTGATCAGCTTGGCACCGCGCAACCGCCCGGCCGCCACTTCGTCGGCAAACGGGAACAGCCCGCCCGGGACTGGTGGCTGGATCAGGCTGATGCTCAGCGCCTGCTGCGGGTTCATGATGAAGGCCATGTTGCGGATGTTGCCGTTGGTGGCCGTCAGCAGTGCGCCGGTGAGCTGCTTGATATCGCCCACCAGTGCGGCGAACCCGCCGCCCGCGGTCGGCGTGAGACCGACCACGCCGTTGCGAATGCCAGCCGGACGGATGGCGGTCGCCGCGTTGCTGTCGAGCAGCACCGAGTCGATCGACACCGCGGTGTCCTCTTGGATCGCGTTGCGCAGCAAGCCCTCGATCGCGGGCACCGAATGCTCGTCAATCTCTCTGGACCAACTGGTGATCACGGCCATTTTCTTGGGGGTCAAGAGCACCGACGAGAATGCGGCCTGACGGACCGGGATCGGCTGACCTTCACCGACGAACGATCCCGCGATGGTCGGCGTCGCCGCCCGAGTCGGAACGGCGATGCGACCGTTGCGCCCGAAGCTCAGCGACATGCCGAGTGCCGACAACTGCGGAAACACCGCCTGCGGCTGCAGGGTTTCCATGAACGACGCGTTGACCTGCTGGACCAGCTCGGCCGCCCAGCCCGCAACCGTGGTCAACGCTGGAGCGCTTGCCGCCTTGGCGCAGTAATCGACGATCACCTTGGTGGCTTCGTCGTTGCCGTAAATCTTCTGTCGGCAAACGTCGATGCTGTCGCCGGTGACCTTCGACATATAGCGCACGGTGCCCGCGCGAACGAGATATTCGAGCGGGTCCATCTTGCGCACCGGCAGGCCGAACGGCCGCTTGGCGGTATCGACGCTGCCGCCATTCTTCACGACGGTGCCGCCACCGTTACCGCCGTCGCCGCCGCCGCTGGCGTTGTTGGCCGCGCTGGCCAGCCTCGCTTCGGCGTCACGCAGAGCGCCAAGCCCCTTCTCTTCCTGCGTGATCTTGGCATTGAGTTCGTTGGTGAGCGTGATCTGCTCGTCGGTGACGGCAGTGTCATCGACGGACTTCAGATGCTCGGTGAGCTGGTCACGCAAGTTCAGCAACCGGGCCTGTGCGTCTGTGACGCGTTGCGCCAGTGTAGTCATGGCTTTGGACTTTCCACTTCGAGACGTGTCGGCGTGCTTGCCGTGAGCGCCCCGGCGAGCGTTCCCGTTTCCCTTGCCGTGCTTGGCAAAAACGAGATCGATCGTCCCGGACGAAACGCGGAGTGACTTGGCGACCGCCAGAGCGTTGGGGTTGGCTGGCACCGCGACCAGTGAGGTCTCGATCAGCTCGCAACGCTTGTAGGTGATGCCGCCCATCGGCTCCGACGACTTGCGCGGTTCACTGTCGATCGGACGGAAGCCGACCGAAGTGGCACGCAAGATTCCTGCATCGACCAGCTTGCGGATCTCGTCGATGCGAGCGGAGGTTCCCTCGGGCGCGAGCTGCAGATGCCCGCGCAGAGAATTGCCTTCGATCCACAACGACTTCCACATGCCGATCACAAAATCCGGATTGTGATTGAAGAGAGCCACGGGATTTTTTCGAAAGTTCGTAAGATCCCAGCCCTCGGCCACGATCACGTCGCCCATCCGATCGGGCGTGTCGTCGCTCAGGATGAACATCATCCCGCTCTCGCTCGGCGACGCGTGCGTCTTGTGCTTGAGGCGACGGCCGCTGGCGGACTTCTCGCCCTCGTCTTCCCAGATCAGGTGGCACTCTTCTTCGTCGCCACCTTCATCGATGCAGCGTTCGATGAAATCGTTGTAGTCCTCGCCGGGCTCTGGCTCACAGTGCCCGCCCGCTTCGAGGTATCCCTTCTGCCCGTACATGCTGATGCAGGCTGCGACCGCCTGATCCTTCTCGCGCTTCCCGTCACCCATCATCTCGGGGACGCAGCGGCTGAGAAAATCCGATCGGCTCTCGCCATCCTTTGGCTTCATCGGCATGGAACTCTCCTACTTTTATTTCCGCTAGGCTCCCACGCCCTACTTGAAAGTAGGCCACCATGGCCTATATAAGTAGTGGAAGGAGGGAAGCCGGAAAGGCCGGAAGAGATTGCGGAACGGACTGAGGATGCGTGCTTGGGGTCCGGGGAGACGGGATTGCCTACGCACCGGGCCACACAACCTCCCCTCCGTCTGACGGCAGCGGCAGGAACGCGGGATCTAGAGCCCCCGCTACGAGACCGGTCCGACTGCCGATTTGAGCCCCCGGCCCGCGGCCCAAGAGCGATGTTCTTCGGAATCTGGACGGTCATCGGTGGTGTTGCTGGTTGGCTCAAGGACGCCAACGGCGACATCTGGAAGTTCGCGACTGCCAAGGACGCCGCGGCGGTCGCTCACGCAAAGCGGGTCAGAACCAAGCACCGCGCCATGGTCAATTTCTCGGTCGCTGCGCTGATCCCGCTCGCCACCGCCAAGGTGGCTGGGAACCGGGTGCTCATGTGAGGAAGGAAGCAAGCTGATGGGTTGGACGTATACCTACCGCCCGAAGGGCGTGACCACCGCCGACTGGTTCGAGCGCGAGTTCGGGATGAAGTTCAAGGCCACGGCCACCAAGGCCGGGGTGTTCTACGCCGTCATCGAGCTTGATGCCGAGAAGGAAGCCCGGCTGGTGCCGGACGCCAACGGCAAGGTTCGGGTCGCGCTGGTGCTCCTGACCAAGTGGGCCAAGGGCGACTACAACTTCGGCTGGAAGGACATGGACGAGTTCATGGGCCCGGTCGAGAGCACCGCGCCCGCCGCGGTCCTCGATTTCTTGTCGCCGATCGCCGACGACGCCAAGGGCGACGGTGCCAAGTACGCACGCGACTGGCGCGCTCGCTGCCGGGCCAACATCGACCGGCGCAAGGCCGCCCCCAAGCTCCGGGCCGGGATGGTCGTCAAGCTCCCCGCGCCGATGGAGTTCCGCAACGGGGCGAAGATCGACACCTTCACGGTCGTGAAGCGTGGCCGGAAGGTTCTGTTCCGGAACGACTACGTGCTCTACCGGCTGACCGCCCGAGCCCGCGAAAATTTGTTGGTCGTCACCGGATAGGCCCCCTTGCCCTATAGGCCACCACGCCCTATATAAGTAGTGGAGAGAGGGAGAGCCGGATGGCGGTGGCCACCGCGTGACACGCCCGGCTCTCCGGAAAGGGAAGGACGAATGACTGCCGTTGAATATGGTTCGCTCCGCGAGAAGATCGCCGCGGAAACCAAGGCCCGCAAGGCCCGCTACGCCGCCTTCGAGGCCGCCTACGCCAAGGCCGCCGCCGCCGCCAAGGCCGCGGGCGAGGCCGCCAAGCCCCGCGCCATGGTCGTGTTCGACGCCGATCTCGCCGGGAAGCCGGTCGAGGGCGGCAACCGCTGGTACGAAGCGGAAGGGGTCTGCGGGTTCGCGTGGGTAACGGTCGCCCCCGGCACGTCGAGCTTCGCCAAGTGGCTGGTCAAGAACAAGCTGGCCCGGGCGGCCTACCGCGGCGGCGTCGATATCTGGATCTCTGACTTCGGTCAGTCGCTGGAGCGGAAGGAAGCCGCCGCC